TCACTTCACCGCGTCGAGGTTTCTGCCCGGCGAAGCCAAACGCGTCGATTTCGGGACGGGATAGCGCTTCTGCTTCTTCGTCTTTTTCGTGCCGGAGCTTGTGCTGCCGCCGCGGTAGGTATACGTGTTCGACGTGCCGATCTTGTTCCGGCGGCGGTACTCCGCAAGCAGCGCCGCCGCCTGCTCGCCCGTCATGCCGCTGTCCGACAGCTCCGTCTCGTTCGGGTTATAGCCGCTGTTGTAGATGAGCTTATAGAGCCGGTCGTAATTCCCGCGGCGCGCGGTCTCGGCGCTCTTCTGCGCGGCGGCTTCGCGCTCCGCCGCCTCCCGCTCGCTCTCGCGCCTGACCTCCGAGCGCTCCGACGCCAGCTCCCACGCCGTTTTCAGCGCGTCGCCCTCCGCGTTGTAACGCTGCCACGCCATGCCGTACAGCTCCGGCAGCGCCTCGCCGAGGCTCTGGAGGTAGCTGTCGTACTGCTGCTGGCCGACGCTCTGCGCGTAGCTGCTGCCGTAGCCGCCGGTTAGGGCGGCGGCCTGACCCATCGTGTCGCGCATGGCGAGGCGGCCGCGGCGCTGGTAGCTCTGGGCGTAGGAATTGTAGACGGGGTCGGACGCGGGGTCGTAGCTGAACGCGGGGCGGCCGGTGATGGCAGCATACAGGCGCTCAAGCTCCGCGTCCGGGTCATATAGGTTGGTTGACATAATATTCTCCTTTCATATTGGGCTTCAGGTTTCCCGCTTCCATGCGGCGGGGAGGGCGGAATTCACGCGGCTCCAGGTGCCGAATCCGAGGAGCGAGGCGGGGTTCGTCGCCTCCGGCGTCCAGAACACCGCGCCCACAGGCCACGCCTGCTCCGCCGCGCTCCGTCCGCCGATCAGCACCCGCCAGCCGTCCGGCAGCTCCAGCGCGCTCCCCTCCTGCGGCGACATCCCGAAGCCCACGCCGAGGCCGTCCGGCCGCAGCTTCATCGCCCAGCGCCGCCCCGCCAGACTCTCCGTGCGCAGCGCGCTCTGGCCGAAGCCGTCAGTCGCCGTGATGCGCAGCTCCAGCGTTTTATCCGGATCGAGCGCGCCGCCCAGCAGCTTCGCCGTGTCCGGCGTCAGCGCAGTCTCCGCGCCGTAGCTGCCGCCGCGATACCGCCACGCCGCGCTCAGGCTCACCGCGTTCGCCCCGCCGAGCGCCGAATACACCACCGACGCGCTCAGCTTTACGTACTTTCCGCTCTCGTCGGCCGCACCCGCCGAATCGCAGCGCTGCGCCGTGACCGCGGTGATGGACGGGGGCGCGTAGCTCTGCGCGGTGACGGTCCGGCTCAAGGCCGCGCGGCGGCCGCGCGTATCGGTCAGCACGATGTCGAATTTTGTCGAATTCGCGGTCAGCACGGGGCTGAGATATTCATACGCCGGAGCGGCGAGCGCCGTGCCGTTGACCGTGACCGAGGCCGCGGACGCGCCCGGGGCGTCGGAAAAGTCGAACTTTGTCGAATCCAGCCTGAACCGGACGCGGCTCTGCCCCGTCGCGGCGGCAGCGACTGTGCCGGAGTTCACGATGCTGCTCGTGACGGCGGCGGCAGGCAGCTTCGGCGCCATGCCCGCGTCGGCAGTGACGCTGACGGCGGCCTCGGCGGGCGCGCCGTAGGGCATGGTGCAGGCGGCGTCGGAATACGCCTGCAGCCGCGCGGTCAGGGCGAGGGCGGTCCGGGTCGGGTAGGCCGCGAAGATCGCGCGCGGGACGGTCAGGCTCACGGAACCGGTGAACGGCCCGGAGGTCAGGCGCGCCGTCTCGCCGTCGCAGAGCGTGAGGCGGTGGGTCATGGCGGCGGTGGCGGTGCCGGCCGATGCGCTCAGCGTGCCGAGCGTCTCGACCGCCGAGTCGATCGACGCAAACGACGCCGCGCCCGCCTCGCAGGTGACGGTGAAGCTGCCGAGGTTTGCGAAGCTCCAGAGGCAGTGGGCGTATTCGGCGGGGAAGAACCAGAGGTAGAACGCCGCGCCCGGGGCGATGTTGACCTCGCAGGAGCCGGAGACGGTGTAGCTTGTGCCGTTGCCCGCGACTGGGGCGGCGTGGCCCTCGAAGCCGCCGGCCTCCACGGCGTTGCGGTGGGAGGCGTCGGAGGTGGTGACGGCGAAGCGGATGCCGTTGAAGTTGTTGTACTGGTAGGCGCGGGCGACGTTTGCGACTGAGAAGCTGAGGGCGGACACGCCCTGCGCGGGGGCGGTGAAGGCGTAGCGCACAACGCGGCTGAGTTTGGGGGTGATCTCGTAGCCGGCGTAGGCAGTCGAGGTGTCGACGCCGCCGCGGTACGCCGCGCGCGAGGTCGAGGTCAGGGTGTATGACATGGGTGTCTCCTTTCGTGGTTGGGTTGGGGGTGAGGGGGAGGGGCGCCGCTCCGCAGCAAAGATTCGGACTGGCGCGACGGGGCAGCGAGCAGCAAAGATTTAGCATTCCATTTATTTTTCCCCCCTACGCATCGACTCTTATTCCAAACCCGCCGGCGGTGCTGACGACCCAGGAGTCGCCGAGGCGGAGCGATTGCTCCACCTGCAGCGCCGCGACGTGCAGCGTGCCGTCCACGCTGTCAAACCACCCGCGCCGCGCCCCGTTTATCCAGAACTGCCAGCCAGTCGACGTGTACATGCCCAGCGTCTGCCCCGGCGACAGCTCGTAGTACGTCTCGCCCTCGTGGCTGCTGCTCGCTCCCGTGAAGCTCAGCCGCTGCGAGATCGCGATGCCCAGCACCTGCTCCCCCGTCTCCGGATCCGTGATCAGCCCGCGGCGTATCTGCCCCGACAGGCTCCGCAGATGCTCCTCGATGCGCCCCGCGCGCTCGTCCGACGCCGTCAGCCGCGCGTCATAATCGTAGTCCTCGACCACGCCGCGCGCCGTCGCCTCCATCCCCGCCGTCACGCGCTCCTCAAACTCCCCCAGCTCCGAGCGCGCGACATAGTCCGCGCGGAGCTGCCGGTTTATCGCGTCAACGTGCGAATAAATTTCGCCCGCGGTCTTCTCGATCAGGGCGCGCAGGCGCGGATAATTGCTTGGTGTTACCTGCCCGCTGCCGGTGGGATTCGAATCCACCGCGCGAGCGGCGGCGAGCTGCGGGCTTACCGCGCCGGTCTGCGCGGCGGCGGGCTGGGTCGTCTCGGTCGGAAGTGTCTGTGAAAGGCGGACAAGATAATCGCGCAGCGCGCGCAGCTGCGACTCCGCAGAGCCGCTCAGAATCGGCGGCAGCTCGTACATTACAGCTCACTCCCCGTCTCAAGATACCGGTGCAGCGCGTGCAGGCGTACGTCGCCGCTGCCGGAGATGCGCAGGCGCAGATGGTCGCAGCGGAGCGGCAGGAGCGGCAGCTCCATCGCGCGCGGGCGCTCCGTGCCGGTGTTCGAGAGCTGCCCCGCCGTCTCCCATTCGCCCGAGGAATCGTACTCGATCTCGGCCTTGACGCTGCTGCCCGCGCCCAGCGTCAGGCGCAGGCTCAGGCGGTGCAGGTACTTATGCTCCGGCTGCAAAAAGTACATTATTCCGCTCTCTGCGCTCCAATTCACGCCCGTTTCCGGCGTTCCGATGCTGCCGGTGAGGGCGATGAGGCGGCCGTCGGAATCGAGGCAGAACAGTTCGCCGTCTACGGCGGCGAAGGAAACTGCGTGCAGCGAGTCCTCGCGCAGCCAGATGCCGAGCAGGCTGTCGTACACGTACATCCCCCACTCGCCCGCGGAATTTTTCATCGAAATATAATATTTCCCGCCCAGCGCGCCCGCGGCGGCGTCGGTATAGCGCTCCGCGCCCAGCGCCTCGCTGACCGATTCCGGAAAGCCGCCCTGCCACACGCAGACGTCCGCGCGGGACTTGTAAAACAGGCTGTCGCCGACGAGGGCGACGCTCTCTGCGCTCCCTTTCTGGACGCCGCGGCAGGGCGTTTCGCCTATCGAATGTGCGCCGGTTGCGGACACCGTGACGCGGTGGATGCAGTTTTCCTTGAAGAAAACCGGCTGGCCGAGGTAGCCCGCCGCGCCGGTGAACGCGCCGTCGGAGCCGACCGACGCGCGCCAGCTGTCAGTGCTCAGGCCGAGGTACTGGCTCCAGTTTTTGAAGTCGCCGAGGGCGCAGCAGTAAATTTCGTTGAGGTTCTGCGCGCCGTCGTTGCCGTAGCGGCAGCCCCAGAGGCGGTTGCGGCACTGGCAGACGTAGTCCATGTCGGGCACGCGGCGCGCGACGCTGACGGTGACGCCCTCGTAGTCCGCGCTCGCGGGGCAGACGCCGGACAGGACGAGGTAGTCGCTCTCCGGCGCGCTGCCGGATGCGCCGCCGAGGGCGTAGATGAGCTTTTCGCCGTTGAGCTCGTCGAGCGGCAGGCCGGCAACGCTCACGCCGTCGTACTGCGCGAAGAGCGCCGGAACGCTGCCCTGACTCGTCAGCGTGACACGGGTGCAGGGCGTGGCGACCTCGGCCCAGGTGTCGAGCGCGGCGCTGTACTGGCGCAGGACGGGTGCCGCGCCGCTGCCGGTGTCAAGCCAGAGGGCGTCGTTTTCGGGGTTCTCGGGGGCTGAGTCGGAGGAGGTCGGCTCGGTGGAATAGAGACTGCCGTCGTAGCGGCAGGGCGCGAGGCTCACCGTGCCGGTCAGGACAAATTCAGCGTCCATGCTGCCGTAATCCGAGGAATCGGCGGTATTATAGAACTTTTTGTCAGGGAACACGCAGATGTACGCGCCCATGCCGACGAGTTGCTTTTTGCCCGCGGTAAGGCCGGTCAAGGGCGTGGGCGCGCCGGCGAAGTAGAGCGTGCCGTCCGCGACATAGCCGAGGGCGTCCTTCTCGATGAGCCCGCCGGGGTCGGTGAGCGTGGCGGCGACGGCGCGCGGGCGGCGCGGGGCGAGGAGGGGGTAGCGGTCGGTGCTGAGGTTTTCGGTGCGGACGAATTCGCCGTCCGCGGGGCGGCCGGACAGGCGCAGTCCGGCGAAAATCGTGGTGCTGTCCCGCGTCACGGCGGGCGCGGGCAGGTCTGGGATGAGCATGTTGGGTCTCCTTTCGTGGTGGGATTGGGGGAGAGGGGCGGCAAGGCCCCTCCCCCGCGGTTCAGAGCTTCAGCCGCCGCACGCCGAGGGGCGCGTGGCTGCGGTTATACCAGTCCGCGTACTGCCGCCACGCCGCCGCCAGCTGCGTCGCCGACTGCGTGTACCGCGTGATCTCCGCGTTCAGCAGGTCCATCTGCGAAAATATGTACGCCGTGTACAGCTCCTCCGCGTACGGAAACGGCACCAGCAGCTCCGTCGCCGCCGTGTAGGCCGTGCCGCTCGCCGCGTCCGGCGCGATCTCCGCGTGCGTGCCGATCACCTCCGACAGCACCTGCCCGTCCAGCCGCTCCAGCCAGCGCAGCTTGTCCGCGGTCGTGTACTGATTCGGGCGCAGCCGGTCGGCCAGCGCGATCATCTCCCCCGCCGTCATGGGCGCTTCAGCAGCGCGTCCACGGTCTCGTACAGACTCTCGCGGGCGCGTTCGGCGCGGGCGATCTCGTCCGCCACGGCCTTCGGCACGCGGCTCTTCTTGCCGCGCGGCAGCAGGTAGTTCACGCCGTTGACGGCGACGAACAGGTTCGGATCCTCGCGGTCTCCGCCGCGCGGGATGTTGACCTCGACGCGGTCATCGCCGGTCTTGGTGGTTTTTGTGGTCGACATAATGTTTCTCCTTTCGGGTTGGTTGGGTTACGTAATATGGTTTACATATGTGTGGGGGATGCAATCCATCCGGCTCGGCTCACGCCGAACCACCTCCCTTTGCATCCCCAAGGGGACCAGCTTCGCGTCGCAAATGGAGGCGAGAATTTAGTCTTTACTCTGCTCTTTCTTTTCCACTCTGCTCTGGTCTCTACTCTGGCGACCCCTTCGGCGCTGCGCGCCACTTCCCCTAGAAGGGGCAGCGCTTCGCGGCAAAGATCTAGCACTGGCGCGGGGCAGCGCTTCGCGGCAAAGATCTAGCACTGGCGCGGGGCAGCGCTTCGCGGCAAAGATTTGGGATGGCGCATGGCGACGTGCCGCACCATCTTGGCGCCCCTCTTAGGTAGCGAAGCGGCGGCGCGGTAGTGAATGACATGCCGGGGGCATGTCAGAGCCGCGCCGTGACCGAGCCGCAGCGAGACGCTGTCGGCCTGCGGCCGACTGAGGGGTCGCCGGGGTGCAGGGAGTGCCAGTTGGGAAAAGACACGGCAGGGGCGCCGCCCGTCAATTCACCTCGTCGGTGGCGGAGAAGCTGGACACGCTCATCACGCGCAGCAGGCGCTCGGGGTACAGGATCGTCGCGCCGTTCGTCTCAAACTTATATCCAATAGTAGAGAACTGGTTCAGCGGGCCGCCGATCTCGCCCTTGTCATGGATGATCATCTCCAGCGCGCCGCCCTCCGGATCGATGATGCCGAAGGCGTCCTTGCCGAAGAAATAGGTCGCGTAGGTGCGGCCGCGCTCCTGATTCACGTAGCGGTCGTCATCCTCCGCGGTCGCGCCCTTCACGCCCAGCACCGGCGCGAAGCTGTTCTCAATAAAGCGCACGCCGTGCAGCTCGCCGATCTCGCCGTTGAACAGCTCCTCGGGCGCGGCGTACTTATGCGCCTCGATCCAGCCCTCCCACTGGCGCAGGTCGTGCGCGACGGAGGGATGCACAACCGCGTAATAGCGCCCGTTTATGCGCGGAACGCGGTTCTTTTTCAGTATGGTCACAGCCTTATTGACCATGGACGGGGACATCAGGCTCCAGCCAAGAGAGTAGTCCTCGTTGTACTTGTTCTTGGCCGTGCCGCCCGCCGCCATCTCCGCGCAGCTGGTCGGGGTGCCCAGCACCTCGTTGGTGCCGAGGTCGATGTTGTCGCAGTAGAGGACGTTGGTGCCGAGCAGGAGCGCGTCGCGGATCAGCTTCTCCTGCGTCTCCGCCGCCGACGCGCCCATCTCCTCGGTCGCGCCGAGGATCACGTCGTCGTAGGCGCGCAGCTCGAGCTTGTCGGTGATGGCGGTGTAGGTGCCGTACTGGTCGACCGTGCCGGTGACGGTCGTGACGCCGAACTTCTGGCCGGTGGGGATGACGCCCTCGGTCAGCTTCGAGGCGCGGTCGAAGCTGTTCCACTTGCGCCACTCGACCGCGCCGTGGTGGTTGGCGGGGAGGGGCTGGCGCTTGGCGAGCTGGGCGTAGACCATCTCGGCGCGCGCGTTTTCGAGCAGCTCGGTGTCGTAGAAGCTCTTGAGCTCGGGCGCGAGGGTATTTGTGGTGTCGAAGGCGCTGGTCACGCCGGTGGAGGCGTTGACGAAGCCCGCGGTGCCGTTGACGAGGCTGCCCGCGTCGGCGAAAAGCTGGAGGTCAATGCCGTGGGTGGTGTTGGTTTTGGTCATGTGCTTGTCTCCTTTTGGTTACATAATTTTGTTTACATAGTGTGGTAGTAGGGTGTGGGCGATGGGACGGAGCTTGGCGCCCCTTTTAGGGCAGCGATTCGCGGCAAAAGTTTCACATCACCGCGGGTAGACGCGCTCGCCGCGCTTGATGCGGTCGCGCAGCTCCGCGCGCTGGGCGGCGGTCATGTGGCGCGGGTCGGTGCCCAGCAGCTCGCCGCCGCTGGCGCGTCCGCCCTCACGCGGCCGCAGACTCCCCGACGCCACGGCAGCCGCGGCCTGCTCCAGACTCTCGCGGCGCAGCGTCTCGGCGTACTCGCGCCGGTGCAGCGCGTACCACGCGTCCGCGACCGGCACGCCCACGTCCGGCGCGGTCAGGCGCACGAAGGCCGGATCGCGCAGCGCGGAATCGAGGTCGAAGTCCGGGTCGGCGCGGTGCAGCGCGTCCGCCTCGGCACAGAGCCGCGCAAAGTGCGCGCGCAGCAAGGGGGGTGAGGGGGACGGGGGATTTTGCTGGGTGCTGTCTTTTCCCTCCTGCTCCATGTCCGAGTCCGGCGACCCCTTTCCCCAGTGTGCGCACTGGGGACTTCCCCTAAGAGGGGCAGCGCCCTGCGGGGCGGGGGAGTTCTCGTCTACGCCCTTGGCGCCCCTTTTAGGGGAGCTGTCGAGCGATAGCGAGAC